CAATGTTAAAAATACTGAAAAAAATCTATATGTTTCTGCTAATCAGTAGAAAAAATCAAATCGAATCAAGAATCAAACTATATGGAGGCAGAATCATATGATTTCCTTCAAAGTTTCGACAAAGGGCATCTATCCAGCCATGTATGACTTATACAAAAAATGGACACAATCCCCATCAGAAAACTATGTTGAAGAATATCTATCTAAATCAGTAGATAGAAAAGATTATGCTTGTAGAGTAAAATATCTCAAAAGTAAAAGTTTATTTTAATATAAGTAGTTGATGTAGCATAAACTTGACAAAACATATATTATTGTTGTATAATGATGTCATTATCATAAAGAGAGTTTACTATGTACGATAGTTATGAAGCGGCAACTCCTGAAGGTCAGAAATTTCTTGACGAATGTTATAGATTTTTAGGCCCAGAGGGTAAATTCAACATTAAGGCAACAAAACAAGAAATCTTTAATGCAACAAATCAACGAATGAAAGATGTTACATATGTTCCATTCATTGGTGATGCAGTTGATAGATTTATCGTCAGAGATATTATAAGTAAATCAAGAAGAACCAAAACTTGACATATTTAATATGTTTTGTTATACTTTAATTTTTGAAAGAGGAATATGAAAGAAAACAAATACAGACACAATCCATCTAAACCTAAAGGTATCATACGAGGTATTCGTGTAGATGTTAAAGGTGATGATGTAACTGGTGCATTAAGAGTTTTAAAGAAACGAGTTGCAAAAGGTGGTGTCTTACAAGACATCAGAGATAAAAGTTTTTTTGAATCTAAAGGAACAAAACGCAGAAAGATGGAAGCTGCTGGTGCAAGAAGATTCAAAAGAAAAATGGAAAAACTAAAGTCTTTAGGTTATGGTAGGTAAAAGAAAAATGTCTCCTGAACAAAGGGAGGCCGCAATTGAGAGATTGAGAATCGCAAGAGAAAAGCGATTAAAAGAGAATCCCCCTGAATACAAATCTATTCACCCATCTGTTCTTGCAAGAGATGAAGATGACCCATTTTCATTTAAGAATGTAAAAGAATATATTAAAGTTCAGAAAGAAGCTTTGCGTTCAGAAAAGAGTTCTTTAATGAGAGATAGAAACTTGCAAAGAATATCTGATATAGAAGGTTATATTAGAATGTTAAACAGTTATCTATCTGATGGTATATGGGCAAGTAATTATGTCGGCCCTGAAGAAAATAGAAAAGTTATTTGGAAGTGCATTGCACCTGCATACAATGATGATGGTAGTATAAAAAGAGTTGTAAATGTATATTATGAAGATATTGATGCAGTATGGACAAAAGAAATGGATTACGATTATTACTCTAATAATTCTTGACGCATATATATAATTGAAGTGATTGGAATATAAAATGATATTAGTTGATACAAACCAAGTGATGATATCTAATTTGATGATGCAAATTAGTGCATCTAAAAATAATGATATTGAAGAAGATTTAGTTCGACATATGACACTTAATTCTATAAGGACATATCGTTCTAAATTTAATGAAAGATTTGGTGAAATTGTATTATGTTATGATAATAGAAAAGTATGGCGTAGAGAAGTATTTCCTAATTATAAATTCAATCGTAAGAAAGATAGAGAAAAGTCTGAACACGATTGGAATTTAATTTTTGAAACATTTACGAATATTCGTAGTGAATTGAAAGAAGTATTTCCTTACAAAGTTATTGAAGTCGAAGGTGCAGAAGCCGATGACATCATTGCAACAGTTGTTAGTGATGTCAATAAAAGAGGTGGTCTGGAACAAGTTTTGATATTATCAAGTGATAAAGATTTCATTCAACTACAAAAACACTCATTTGTAAAACAATACAGTCCAATGACAAAGAAATTTGTTAATGGTGTGAATCCTTTAACTTATATAAAAGAACATATAATTAAGGGAGATAGAAGTGATGGTATACCTAACTTTTTATCACCAGACAATTGTTTTGTAGATGGTTTAAGACAGAAACCTATTACAAAGAAAAAACTGAGCACTTGGGTTGAATTAGAACCAGATGAGTTTTGTAGTAATGAAACTATTTTGAGAAACTATCAGAGAAATAGAACACTAATTGATTTTGACTATATACCAGAAGAAATACAAACAAAGATTATGAAAGAATTTGATAAGAAGCCTGTTGGTGATAGAAGTAAAATATTGAATTATTTCATATCTAAAAAATTAAAAAATTTAATTCAAGATATTGGAGACTTTTAAGATGGCAGTACAAAACTACACACCCTTAATTTCTGAAGTATTAACGAAAGTTAATAATGCAAAAGTTAAAGAGAAAAAAATTAAAGTGTTACAAGAACACGATTCACAAGCGTTAAGAATGATTATCAAATCATCTTTCGACCCAAAGATAGAATGGATAGTTCCTAAAGGTGAAGTTCCTTACATTAAGAACGAAGCACCTGAAGGAACTGAACATACTCTATTATCAAAAGAAGCTAAAAAGTTATATCGTTTCATCAAAGGTGGTGACGATAAAACACCTATCTTCAAAAGAGAACAAATGTTTATTCAAATGTTAGAAGGTTTACATGATTCTGAAGCACAAGTTGTAATCAATGCAAAAGATAAAAGATTACATCAAGTTTATAAAGGTTTATCAGAGAATGTAGTCAAAGAAGCGTTTGGTTGGAACGATAACTATATGCAAGAGGTGAAAAAATGATAGGAAAAACTATACCTGGCGTATTTTTGTATATGAGAGTAAGAGATGAATCTATTGGTGGAGATAATCCATACAAATGGGAACATAGATTTACTCACAACATTTTCAAAGATAAACGAGTTGTATTGTTTAGTTTGCCTGGTGCATTTACACCAACCTGTTCAACATATCAATTACCAAACTTTGAAAAGTTATATGACTTTTATATGAAAGAAGGTATTGACGAAATTTATTGTATGTCAGTAAATGATGCATTTGTTATGAACGCATGGGCAAAAGCTCAAGGAATCGAAAAAGTAAAAGTATTACCTGATGGTAATGCACAATTTACTAGACTAATGGGTATGTTAGTCGATAAACATAATCTGGGTTTTGGTATGAGGTCTTGGAGATATGCGTGTTTGATTGACAATAATAAAATAAAATTATGGTTTGAAGAGCCAGGTTTCAAAGATATTGCAGAAGATGATCCATATGGTGAAACAGACCCTGAACATATTCTAAAATCAATCATGGAAGAAAATGAAAAAGAATATCCTCACATAAGTGAATTCACAACAGAAGGAGAAAAGTATACATGAAGTTAAGTAAAAATTTCTCATTACATGAGATGACAAAGTCAGAAACAGCTTTAAGAAAAGGACTTGACAATACGCCTGGTGAAACTGAAGAAAATAATTTAAAAGCATTATGCGAAAACATTTTACAAAAAGTCAGAGATGAGTTCGGCCCTACAAAAGTTAATTCTGGTTTTAGACACCCAGATGTAAATTCAGCTGTTGGTGGTTCAAAGACATCAGATCATTGCAAAGGTATGGCCGCAGATATAGAAGTACCTGGCGTTGCAAATGGTGACTTAGCCCAATGGATTGTTGACAACTGTGAATTCAGACAAGTAATCCTAGAGTTCTATACACCAGGCATACCAGATTCAGGTTGGGTTCATGTATCATACAATCCTGATGACAATAAGAAACAAATCTTAACTGCAATGCGTGAAAACGGTAGAACAGTTTACAAGGTAGGTTTAATCAAATAACACTATAAGGGTCAGTCTTTCTTTTCTCTCTCAACTCTCTCTATATGAGATTGACCCTTCCTTTACTCTTTAGGTGATAATATGAATTATATTAACATTACTGGTGGTAAAAAATATCAAAGAGATATTGCACTAAAAGTAATTCGTTATATGATTTATGTATTGCTTCCAAAAATAAAAGTCATTGATATTGAAGTTGTTTTCAAAACAATTAAAGAATCTTATGGTTATGCAACACAATTAGACAATAGAGAATTTGAAATCGAGTTAGACAAAGATGTTTCTATTGTAGAATTAGTTGAAACATTATGTCATGAGATGGTTCACATTCGACAATATGTTAGAAAAAAACTAAATGATTCAGGCACTAAATGGGATAATCAACAAATAAATTCAGAAGAAATAGACTATCATGACTTGCCGTGGGAGAAAGAAGCCTATAATTTAGAAGAAAAACTCACACAAATGGTATGGGATAACTATGTAATTTGATAAGTCCCTGATTTTAAACGAATCTTTTTTGGTATTTTTCTGGTAATATCTATTGACAATGGCAATTATTGTGATATAATTTATATATTATCAACAAAAACAAAGGAAACAATATGTATCATGTTCAAGTCAAAACGCAAACTCCGTTTGTAAAATTAAATGCAGTAACTTTTCCACTTTCACAGTTACATAGTAAAGATAGAAAAGGATCTTGGAAAAAGATAGATTACATTTACTTTTTACTAACCCATGATGATAAAATTTATGGTTCACAAAAATATAGTGGTCAATTATACAGATGTAAAACTTCAGATTACAGATTGTATTATCAGAAATACGGTCTAGAAGATAGAACAAACAGATATATAATAGACTTACTTTCTAAAAGAGCAGATAGACCACCAAGATTAGCTACTCCATTAAATGCTAAAATACCTGGTACTAACACTCCGTTATTAAGATTAATGCACACATTTACACCTGAACAAATGAGAGTATTTAAATCAGTTAACAGTTCAAATTATAATACCTCTGGTTCTCAAATGTATTATGATGTATACTCTACAATTGATAATAATTCAAAATCAAATAAAGGTTCTAGAGGAGAACACCTTGTTTTAGACTACATTAGAAGTCAACAAGGTGTTTCTGATGCCAATATTAACCCTGAACAATATGACCCTGATTGGGACATACAATTTTGTTATAATGTATAAGTCCCTGATTTTAAACAAATCTTTTTTGGTATTTTGTATTGACAACAAGTCAATTTTCTGTCATAATATTCATATATT